TTATTCGCGCGCACCATATAAGTGATTAAGCGCTATCAGCTCAACCACAGCCACGAAAACGCAAAGCACAACGAAGCCAGAACTGAAGACCCGCTTACGACCGGATGAGCCCCAGCTAAGACCAGCTGCGTCGGAATAGCCGGGGATCATCATAAGCAACGCGATACAAACAATTACCCCAACCTTGCTCCAGAAGCTCTGCTCTCGCCATGCAGTCATTGGCTCACTCCGGGCAGTAACATCAGGAAAACCGGCCATACCCAGGACACTTCATGGCTCTGAGGCGATTTCTAAGAGCTTGAGTCTTGGTATATTCCGAATCCGATGCGCCTATCTTGGGCCGCAGTGCGTATTGCACGAAATCCTCAGCCTGCTGGCGATCTGCGGCTAGCTTGAAGGTACGGCATTGCTCTAGACGCTCAGCTTCCGTAACAGGCATCGGTACTGCGTCGATCTGTTTTTCGTATTCGGTTTTTTCTTTTGGCGTGCTGGAGCAGCCGGAGAGGATAAGAGGTGCGACTAGCAGGGCCGCGATCCGTAAAGCATTCATCACCACATTCCTTTGTGTACGCGAGCACTAGTCAGCTCGCGATATCTCGATTTTCCAGCAATGCAGGGGACTAGGCATGGCGAGGATGCTGATCAGTAAAACTTCTGCAGCGCCTGCACAACTACGCCCACGATCCGGCAGTTCTCGTCCACAGCCTCGATCGGGTAGCTAGGGTTCAGCGGCTTCAGGAACAGTCGACCGCCATCGCTGACCAGCTTCTTGAATGTGGCTTCGTTGCTGTCAGGGAGTTTGGCCACGACTAGCTTACCTGGCGCAACCTCGGCCTCGGTGTCCACTAGGATCAGCGTGCCTTCAGTGATGCTCTGGCCGGCGGGCGCCGTCATTGAGTCACCTTTCACCTTCAGCCAAAACGCTGGGCCCTTGGAGTCGTACTCCGAAAACTCATAGCTGTCGGAGAATCCCGCCGGGTAGGGCTCAACAGCCTCCGCCCAGGCGCCGGCGGCAACCCAGCTGACTACCGGGTAGCGGAATGATTTGGTGGGCTGGGCGGCGATTGAAATATTCGAGGGGCTTTCGCCAGGCAAAAGCAGCGCTGCAGGATCGATTTTCAGTTCATGGGCAATCTTGGCGATATCGTCAAGATTTGGCTCCCGAGCATCTTTCTCATAGTTTCCTATGCGCGATTGGGATTTCCACCCGCACGCCTTTGCCAAGGCAGCCTGAGAAAGCCCTGCTTTTTCTCTGTAGTGAGCGATGCGCGATCCGAGTGTTTTCATGCATCGAATTTTAATCACGGAGTGAAATAAATTCCGCCCACTTATTGTGTTTGCCAATAACACGTTATGTGTTTATCCTTGATTTATTGACCGCAGGAGCAGCGCAATGAACCTCATAGCAGAGTTTCGTGAGGAGGCCGGGATCACCCAGGCAGCCTTACACCGAAAGCTCGACTGGAAGCAGTCGCGGCTCGCTAACTACGAGTCGGGTGCACGCCCATTGAAGCTTGAAGACGCCCGGAAGATCGTCTGGGCGCTGAATGAACTAGGTGCGAAATGCACTTTGGATCGCGTTTTTCCGCAGCAATCTTCTGCGGATGTTCGGGCTGCCTAAGCGACATCCCTGTCCGCCGTTCCATTGAAGACAGATTAGAAGAGAGCAGTCCCCATGCAAACGTCCAGTTCCAGACACACCGTACAAACCCGTGATCAGGTGCTGGTCGCACACGCTGCAAACCAGATCGCACGCACCAGCCTGAGCCAGGACGACTTCGCCCAGGCATTGAGCCGCGAGCTGCACCTGTCCATCCCTGATCGCGCCAAGGAGAAGGTCGTACCTGACTTCAACTCTCCCGAACTGACCGGCGACGTCAGCGAGTTCGTGAAGGCGACCGGCCGTTGGCTCAAGCGTGTACAGCGGTGGCTGAACGGCGATCAAGAAATGCCGTCCTGGCTGGAAGAGTCGTGGGTCAACGCCCTTGAGCCTGAATACCGCGATCACTGCCTTAACGAACTGGCGAGCCGCCACGGCTTGACCGGCGCCCGTCAGATGACCAGCGACCAATGTGCGAACAAAAGCTTCGGTGCGCTAATCCGCGCGCTGGGCGATGTGATTGACACCGGCAGCGAAGTGTTCGACGACCAGGTGATGTGCGAACTGGATCTGCCGCACCTGCCAGCTTTCGCGAAGCAGTGCCGCCAGGTTGAAGCGAAGGCGGGGGAGTTGGGGCGCAAGGCTGAGCAACTGATGAAGGACGCCCGGCCGAATTTGAAATCCATTGCCTGAATGCCAGGCACAAAAAAGCCGACGTACGAGGTCGGCTTTTTCTACAGCGGTAAACAACTGGAGCGAATCATGCACCAACACACCGAATCGATCAATACCCCCAACAATCTCGCGCCACGGTTTTCGCAATCGCAAAACGTGGCGCGGACAATGTCATCTCGGGAAATCGCCGATCTGGTCGAGGCCCGGCACAACGATGTGATCACCACCATCGAACGTCTTTTTACCAAAGGGCTTTTACGATCAGATCGTAAAACTCGGCGTGAAGCCACAGGCGGCCGCCCGATCGATGTCTACGACCTGACCGAGCGTGACACGCATCTTGTTGTGGCTGGCTACAGCGACGAGCACCGCGCACGAGTTATCGACCGCTGGCAGGAACTGGAGGGGCAGGTTGCGCAACCACAACAGCTCTCCACCATGGACATCCTGCAGATCGCAATGGAGTCTGAAAAGGCCCGCTTGATGCTCACCGCCCAGGTCGAGCAGCAGGCCACGAAGATCCACTCCTTGGAAAACTTGTTCAAGGAAGGCATGACTCACACCCAGTTCTGCAAGGGCCTCAATGGGGTCAACGTCATGCAGGTGGGTAATTACCTTGAAGGGCGTAGCTGGCTATACAACGAGAGCAAGTCCGGCACCCGTCACCGTGTTGGCTCGTACGCTCGCGACAAGTACATGACCGAACACCAAGTCGAGGTCACCCCGCACGGCAAGGACCCCTTCATCTCCTACACACCCGTTCTGCTGAAGAAGGGAGCCGCACGCCTGTACGACTTGTACCTGGCTGGCGAGCTGCCTATGAAGAAGACCTGGGACGGTTTGTTTACCCACGATAAAGCTATGCGAGGTGCTGCGTGAGCATGAGCCTTATGGTTGCCGCGATGAAGATTCGCGTCGGCAATCCATTGCGCAAGCTGGTGCTGATCAAGCTGGCCGACAACGCCAGCGACGTAGGTGAGTGCTGGCCGTCCTATCAGCACATCGCCGATCAGTGCGAGATCAGCAAGCGCTCTGTCATGAACCACATCACAGCCCTGTGTGACGCGGGATTGCTGCGCAAGGAGATCCGTAAAGGTGGTCCGAAGGGAAACTCGTCGAACGTTTACTTTCTCACTCTCGACGGAGGTGGTGCACCTCCTGCACCAGGGGTAGTGCAGCAGATTCACCAGGGTAGTGCAGCAGGTTCACCCCCTAGTGAATCTCCTGCACCAGGGGGTAGTGCAGCAGCTGCACCCAGAATCAGTAACTCTCTTGAACCAGTCATAGAACCGGTCATTGAACCAATTACGTCCCAGGCTACCGCCAAGGTCGTGACGGGGCAGATCGTGCCATTCGTTCCGCAGCAACCACGAGTTGAGATCCCTGCTGACATGCCGGGGCCGAAGGACCAGACCTGCAAGACTTTCAAAGTCTGGGCTAACTACGCCATGGCCTACCGTAAACGCTACCACGCCTGGCCGGTATGGAACGCCAAGACCGGCAAGCAGACGGCGCTGCTGGTCGATCGCCTCGGCGCCGACGTAGCCCACCACGTCGCTGCCCACTTCCTGAAAACCAGCGACGCCGCCGTACTGCGTAAGTGCCACAGCCTCAACGAGCTGCTGGCCAACGCCGAGAGCTACCACACCCAGTGGGTGACCGGACAGCGCGTCAACGGCACAACTGCTCGTCAGATGGAGCGGACTGAGGCAAACCTCTCCGCAGCCGAGCAGGCCGCCCAGATGGTTCTGGCCAAGCGCCAAGCAGGTGACCGCAATGAATACCTCTGAAATGAACGACCAGCAGGTTGCGGGGCTGGCTGCCGCCATCTGCGCGACGGCCGAGGCCATGGGCCAAGAGATGAACCCAGGCACTGCCGCGATGATGGCTGAAGACCTCTGCGCGTATCCGGTGCCTGTCGTCAAAGCTGCGCTGAAGGCGTGCCGCTTCGAGGTGAAGGGCAAGTTGGCTATGGCCGACATCCTGCAGCGGGTGCAGTCCTCCGATGGCCGGCCGGGCAAGGATGAGGCTTGGGCAATCGCAATGACCACCAACGACGAATTCGAAACCGTGGTGCTGACCGACGAGATCCAGCTGGCACTGGCAGCCGCGAAACCGATCTTGGATGGAGGCGACAAAATCGGCGCGCGCATGGCGTTCATCGACGCCTACCAGCGTTTTGTGAGCCAGGCCCGCGAGGATGCGAAACCGGTCAACTGGCACGTGTCAGTGGGCTTCGACTCCAACCGCCGCATCCATGCCGTCACCAAGGCCGTGGAGTTGAAGCGTATTCCCCAAGAACACGGCCAGAAGTACTTGGCAGATCTGAGTACCGACCCGGTCACCGAGGACGGCCGCGCCATCGCTGGGCTGCTCACTGGCAGCGTTACCCAGCCAACGCCTGCCTTTCGCAAGAAGCTGGAGCTCGTGAAGAACTCGATGCTGGAAATGCGCGCCGCCAGCGCCGAACGGAAAACTGAAATGCGGATTGAGGCGGCCAATGAGTTGGCGGATCGCCGCGCGCTGCTGATTCAGCAGGCCCAGGATCTGGAAACGACGAGGGCAGCGCAATGACCAAGCCAGCGAAGCCTCGCCCAATGCCCGTGTACCTAGTGCTGCGCCGCCTGGTAGACCCTGCCACCGGCAAGGAGGTGGCGGCGTTCGTGCCGTCCTCCGACGCCGACCGGTCAATCCTGCGCGAGCGTGAATTCAAGATGAACGCGAAGATCCGCGCCGATCTCAAGCAGCCGCGCAATCCTCGGTTCAACGGCTTGGTCCACGGACTGGGCCGGGTACTGAGCCAGAACATCGACCGTTTCTCTGGCAAGCAGTCACACGACGCTATCAAGGCCCTGCAGCTGGAGTCGGGCGTGTACTGCGACGAGGAAGCTTTCGACATCCCCGGCCTGGGCCAGCTCACCCGCAAGACACCGCGCAGTCTCTCGTACGACTCGATGGGGGAGGAGGCCTTCCAGGACTTCTGGCGCCAATGTTGCGCGTACTTGGTGCTGCATGACTGGCCGACGCTCACAGAAGAGCGCCTGACCGAGATGGCCGAGTTCGAAGCATTCAAGGAGGCTGCATGAGCCATAACTTCAAGCCGGGTGATCTGGCAATGATCGTTGGTGCTTATAACGTGCCAGACAACATCGGCAAACAATGTGAGCTCATTGAGTACTTGCGTGTAGAGGAAATCAGCGGATGGGTTGATCCATCGGATGGATTGCGCATTCAGAATTCAGCTGACGGTCCTGCATGGCTGGTCGTTGGAGAGGGCTTGAAATCGTGGTGCGGCTGCACGGGATGGGTTCTTGCTGACGCTCGCCATCTGATGCCCCTGCGCGGCGACTTCACCCATGAGCAACAGAAAGCCAAGGAGGCTGTATGACCATCGAACGGAAGCCGGCCAAGCCGAAGAAATGCCGCGTTGCTACCTGCAGGGCCTCATTCATGCCTTCGCGGATGGGCCAGGCTGTATGCAGCCCGGCCTGCGCGATGATCGACGCGCCCAGGCATGAGCCGAAGGCACGCAAGGCGCTGGCGGATATCGAGCGCAAGGATATCAAGGTCCGCAAGGAGAAGCTGAAGACCCGTGCGGACCACCTCCGCGAAGCGCAGGCAGCGGTGAACGAGTACGTTCGCCTGCGTGACGCGCATCTGCCGTGCATCAGCTGCGACTCGACACCGAACGACAACGACCTCATGACCGGTAGCCGCTGGGACGCCGGGCACTACCGATCGGTGGGTGCCTGCCCAGAGCTGCGCTTCGAGCCGCTGAACATCCACCGGCAGTGTGTGAAGTGCAACCGCAACCTTTCTGGCAATGCCGTGGAATACCGCATCCGCTTGGTGCAGCGCATCGGCGCCGAAACGGTGGCCTGGCTTGAGGGGCTGCACGCGCCATGCAAGTACACCGTGGAAGAGATCAAGGCCATCAAGGCCAAGTACCGGGCAATAACCAAAGAACTGAAGAAGGGGCAGGCAGCATGAAGATCAACTCAGCGCGCCAGGCGTGGCATGACTGCAAGTACAACCCGGCCCCCGGCCAGACCTCTGACGTTGTGCAGCTGGGTGTGGTGGTGCAGAAGACCGAGCGAGGTCCAACGGCCAGTCACGCGGTACACGGTGCACTGGCCGGGCATATCCAGTCGGCGATCGCCAGGCTGCATCCTCAGATCCGTGTATTCGGTGACTTCATGTACGCCGCCGAGCGGAACGACGACATCCGAGAGGCGGCGGAAGATGTCGTGTTTCGTATTGTGGTGAGCAAGTCACCACGGATGACCGCGGCCAAGCGCGAGAAGATGGAGTTCGTGGTCAAAGGTGTTATGCGCCGGTACCAATACATGCACCAGGGCGGCCAGTCGGCCAATGAAGACCCGTTCGCCAATCCTGAGAAGTTCCGTGCATGGATGTGGCAGTTCTACGGCGTGCGCCTTGAATCTTGCGCGTGGGCTAGGGATTGGGAGCCCTGCATTCAAAGAGTTTTCGAATGCTGCGAGGATCTTGATAGGATGGCACTCAGCCCGGTAGCGGCTGTCATCTATCAAATGAAAGAGGCGGCTTGACTGTCAATGGAAGGATTAGTATTAGCTGATGTAATCAAAATTGCTGCCGGTAGCGGCGTTGTCGCTGCCTTAATTAATTCTGGAATTGGCTGGCTGAAAGAAGGTCGACAAAAAAAAGCGCAGCTCCTATTTGAAGCTCAGATTGATGCTATTCACCTGATATCGAAAATGGACGCGCTAGCTGTCGAGTGCGCGAACAATTACTGGACGTTTCACGATGCTTGGGGCCAGGCTCGTGGTTCTTTGCAGCAGGGGGATGTCCCAGGGTGTAATAAGCCTGTATTGCTCGTCGAGCCGATTAGTATTTCCAAAATAGACCGAGCGATCGCATGTCAAATCGCCTGGTTAGAAAATGATATTCGACTTGGAAATGACGAAATTAGATCACGCTGGGAAGCCTACCTCGACACAGATGATGCAGCGAAAGCTGATGCCGACCTCGTGGGGTATTTTGGGTATCAGGCATTGTTGATCGCTCGGGCGCTTCGCGCGAAATACAGCTTGAATTATCAAGGCGCAAAATGGGGTATGCCTCGAATTGAATCTCAGTTGCTGGAGTGCTCAGAGCGAGCGAAAAAATTCTTCAAAGAGGACGATTGACTTCCCGCACGGCTGAGGGCATCATTTTGCCATATTGAGTATTTTGCCTACGGCAACTTGCTCCACTAACCCTGCTTTCGAGCGGGGTTTTTTGTGTCTCAAATTTCGCAGGCGAAAGACCGGAAAGACCCTCCTGCTCATTCGACGTTCGAGGATCTACCGATGACTCACATCACTCGCTGCAAAATGACCCTCCGCTCCAAAGGGCCTATTCAGGGTTCTACGGAATCGCTGATCCGCCTGCACTTCGGTGCTGTGTGGTCTGCCAATCCTGCGGAAGAAGACGCGATCTATGGCAAGTACACGCCATACGGTGAATACACCGTGAACGTGGCCGCCGACCGCGCCGAGCATTTCGAAGAAGGGAAGGACTACTACTTCGATATCTCACCAGCTTTCTGATTCACCTGTAGCCAGGACAGCCTTCGGGACGGCCTGGACGTCGATAGCCGGATAGTGCGACGTACGAGATCAACACCGGCAGCCCGTGCACCCTAGCCATTACCATGCTTGCGGGGTGGCACGAGACAGGATCAGCGCGATCGATGCATTGGGGCGTCGACGCTGGGAGTGTCATCGGCGGACAGCGGGAAAGACCGCGCACCTATTCAGGGCCTCGACATTGATTGGGGCCTTTCAGTTTTCGGCCCCACCACACCCTTCGCACTGAGCAGGGAGTGCTGCTTGAGCCGGATTTATCAATCTCCCCGAGGGGAGTAACCCGGATGCCTACCATGCCTGACAAGCCAGACACATGGGCCAAGATCTGGCTGGCGTTGAGCAATCCGCTCTGGCAGGGCGCAATCATGGCCATCACAGTATCGTTGCTTCGCGTCATGTACGACGCGAAGGAAACCAGTAAGCGTCGGATCTTGTTCGAATCGCTGATCTGCGGATCGCTGAGCCTTGTTGCGTCCAGCGTGATCGAGTGGATGACCTGGCCGCCCAGCCTATCAGTTGCTGCTGGAGGGACTATTGGGTTCCTCGGCGTGACCGCCATCCGCGAACTAGTGACCCGCTTCCTGGGCCGCAAGGCGGATTCGGTATGAAGGCTTTCGCTGCTGCAATCATCATCGCCCTGGTCGGCCTGCTGCTCGTTGGCATTCAGCAATCCCGTGTCGTCGCCCTACGCGGGGAAGTGGCATTCGAAGCCGGCGAGAAGAAGAAGGCGGTCGACGCCAACCTCGAAAGCCAGGCGACCATCACCACGCTGCGCGCTGAAGCAAAGCGCAATGCTGAATACCAGGCAGACCTGGCAAAGCGCCTCAAGGCCAGCCAGGACAAAGCCAAGAAGGCGGAGAAGAACTTTGAAAACCTCAAGCGCAACAGCAAGCCTGTTCGTGACTGGGCTGCTCAGCCTCTTCCTGACGGCCTGCGCGGCAAAGCCGGTGGTGGTAACAAAGACCCAGGCCGTAAGAATTGAGGCCCCTGAGCTGATCCCATGCGAGCGCATCGACGACAGCGATAAAGATCTTCGCCTCAATGGTGATGTGTGGGAGCTGAAAGACAAGGCTGTCCGGCTGCTGGACACCTGCGCAGATCAGGTGGACGCCCAGATCCTCCGTAGCCAGAACCGTTGAGAGCGATTCATGGACCCAACTATTTTATTTTTTGACCAGGTGTAGCGAAGGTTTCTTTCTTTGCGGTGGAGCCTCTATCGAGTCAGCGAGATCGATCAAGACGCTCATTTGTGAGCCAAGTAGGACCATGGCTTGATGTAGCTCTTCAATGCGATCAACGATGTGAGGATCCTTCGCGAGAGGTGTGTCTTTGATGGACGCTATGAGATCTGCTAGCAGTCGGTAATTGGCTGCTGCCTTGGCAAGATCTTTGAGTGGGTTTTCCGTATCCATCGGCGCTGCTCCAATTCACGTCTGCACGTAAGTTGAGGCGGCGCCACCTACCTCTAAGTTTTGTCGATGTGACGAACGGTGCCTGCCCTTTGCCGCAATCCGCGCCACGTTTTCGAATGCGCCAGGATGTGGCGCGGATTAGAGTTACCTGCTCAGTCAACCTACTTATCCATTCATACGTGCCGCCAGTAAGGCTCGCTCCTTGCTTAGAGGTTTGAGCACCGCGGGTTGCTCTCCGATTTTCATGAACAGGAAATAATGGTCCTGATCATCGTGCAGAATACGGTAGACGTCAGCTGTTCTGTCAGTGCTAGGCGAAGTCAGCTTGTCGACAATTAATGTGTAAGCGCTAACTCCCAGCTTCTCCAAAGCTGTCTGCAGCTCTGCGTCAATCCGTGATCGCGATTTTTTCATGTTGTGTCGATACGCTAGGACTGCAAGCACGATTGCCATTATTGGCATTACGCCGGCCGCGAAGACGGTAAATAACGTATCCATGATCTCTCTTTGTTAAATAAGAAAACTGTTTATGAATACCCGCAAGCTTGAAAGGCGGCAAGAGAAGGTCACGATATGATTCGACCAATGCCGCCACTATCGCTGCTTGAATTGTCCGACTTTGGTGTTCGCATTACCCCAGCTCCCGAGGTATGGGAATGGCTCCAAGCCGAGATCCTTGCCGACACCGGCATCATTCACAACGAAGACCATGCTCACCTACTGGATGCAGACATCCGGATCATGTGGGCGTCGTCGAGCTTCACCAAGCACGGCCGCACTGTCCTGGGCCAAGCCGAGCAGGTAGCGTTCCGCGCCGGTGGTTGGCAGAAAGCCCGGATGGAGCAGCAGATGCGTGACTGGTTCGGCGATGTGCCGGCTTTCATCATCACGCTGGCCGCTGACTACTGCGCCCAGTGCAGCGACCTTGAGTTCTGCGCCTTGATCGAACACGAGCTGTATCACCTGGCTCACGCGACCGACAAGTACGGTCAACCAGCATTCACCCAAGACGGTGCACCTAAGATCAAGCTGCAGGGCCACGACGTCGGAGAGTTCGTCGGGGTTGTCCGCCGCTATGGTGCGAGCCCTGACGTTCAAGCGTTGGTGGATGCTGCAAACAGACCTGCTGAGGTGGGGAAATTGAACATTGCGAGGGCCTGCGGAACCTGTCTGCTCAAGTCGGCCTGATTCCATGACAGGTATTGACGGATGACAACCATATGGCAGTACTACGAAGCGAGGTCAAAGCCTTCATCGTTCAGGCTCTGGCCTGCTTCGATACGCCGTCCCAGGTGGTAGCAGCGGTCAAGACAGAATTCGGGATTGAGATCACCCGACAGCAATGCGAAACGCACGACCCGACAAAGTTTGCCGGGCAGAAGCTCGGCAAGACCTGGGTGGACCTGTTCCACGCTGCTCGCAAGCGATTCCGTGAAGAGACAACCGATATCCCCATTGCCAATCGCGCGTACCGACTTCGCGGTCTTGGGCGGCTGGCCGAGAAGGCTGAGAGCATGCGCAACCTGGCGCTGACTGCTCAGTTGTATGAGCAGGCCGCCAAAGAAGTGGGCGATGCCTACGTGAATCGCCGCCTTGAACCTGAAAAGCCTTTGGGCTCCCACGCTGACCAGCAGCACGCCGTTGCTGAGTACACCCTGGAGCCTGATGAGAATGTCCCCGCTACCCCGTACCTATGACCCGCCGGTAAAGCTGACGCCGAAACAGGCGAACATTTACTGCTGGGGCTTCCAGCCTCAGGCGCGTTTCCGCGATGCTGTATGTGGTCGACGGTTCGGCAAGACGTTCTTGGGCAAAGCTGAGATGCGCCGCGCAGCTCGCCTGGCTGCTGAGTGGGGCGTGAGCGTCGAGGACGAGATCTGGTACGGCGCGCCTACGTTCAAGCAGGCCAAGCGCGTGTTCTGGCGCCGGCTGAAGCAGGCGATCCCTGAAGCGTGGCGTGCACACCGCCCGAACGAAACTGAATGCTCGATCACGCTCAAGTCTGGCCACGTCATGCGTGTGGTAGGGCTCGACAATTACGACAACTTGCGCGGCTCCGGTCTGTTCTTCGTCTTGGTGGATGAGTGGGCGGACTGCCCGTGGGAAGCATGGGAAGAAGTCCTTCGGCCGATGCTCTCGACCTGCCAATACTCGATACCGGGCATCGGTATGCGAAAAGGTGGTCACGCGCTGCGCATCGGCACGCCGAAGGGCTTCAACCATTGCTACGACACGTTCCTTGATGGCCGGCCAGGCCATGAGCCCGATCACAAGAGTTGGCTCTACACCTCGCTCGACGGTGGCAACGTTCCGGCTGAAGAGCTGGAAGCTGCCCGCCGCAAGATGGACCCTCGGACCTTCCGGCAAGAATACGAGGCCAGCTTCGAGAACTACCAGGGCGTTGTCTACTACACGTTCAATCGTGAGGTGAACCGAACCAGCGAGACGATCAAGCGCGGCGAGGCGCTTCACATCGGCATGGACTTCAACGTCATGAAGATGGCCGCCGTGGTTCATGTCATCCGTGACGATCTGCCATTGGCCCTCAGCGAGTTCTCCGAGGTGCGTGACACACCGGAGATGATTGAGAAGATCAAGCTTCGCTTCCCTGATCACAGCATTGCGATCTACCCAGACGCCAGCGGCCAGAACACAAGCAGCAAGAGCGCGAGCGAGTCTGATCTATCACTGCTCAGGAAGGCTGGTTTCACCGTAGTGGTGGATTCGACCAACCCCGCGGTAAAAGACAGGGTTAACGCCATGTGCGCAATGTTCGCCAACACGTATGGCGAGCACCGCTACCTGGTCAACGTTGACCAATGCCCGAAATATACGCAGTGCCTGGAGCGGCAGATCTACACGGACAAGGGTGAGCCCGACAAGAAGGCCGGATACGACCACCTCGTGGACGCCCCTGGCTACTTCATTGCCAAGCGCTATCCGATCAAAACACGCACAGGCGGAACACGCCGAATTGGAGGCTTGGCCTGATGCCAGTGCAATCGACAAACCCCGACTACGACGCGCACATCGCGGAGTGGGAGATGATGGACCACGCGCTCGAGGGTGAGTGCGCCGTGAAGCGCAACGAGCGCAACCTGCCCAAGCCGAGCGGTATGGTTGAGGCGGAAAAGCTCGACGGCGCCGGCAACAAGTACCTCTACGAGAACTACACCAGCCGGGCTCAGTACGAGCATTGGGTGCGCGACTCGTTGCGCTCGATGATGGGGCTGGTGTCTCGGCTGATTCCTGAGATCGAACTACCGTCTGGCCTGAAAGGGCTGGAGGACAACGCCACAGCCGACGGCTTCGGCCTGAAGCAGTTGTTCTTCCGGATGGTGCGCCAGGCCATTTCCCACGGCCGGGTACCGCTGGTGGTGAACATCGACGAGAGCGGCGAGCCATACTTCTCGACGTACGCCACCCGCAACGCCATAAATTGGGACACTGCTGATCAGGGCGGACGGCAGGATCTGGTCCTTTCGGTGTTCCGCGAGTTTCGCAAGAAGGGCGGCGATCGCTACAGCCACGATTGCGACACGGTTTTCCGGGAGTTCTTCATGCTGGGCGATGTTTGCTACACCTCGGTGCGAAATGAAGGCGGCGAGCTGGTCGAGGACGAAAAGCCGCTGGGCACCACCGGAACTGACAACCGCTTGGTCAAAGGCCTGCCATACCTGCCCGTGATTTACTGCGGTTCCACCGACAATTCCCCGGACGTCGACGAGGTGCCGCTGCTGACCATGGCGCGGGCCGCGCTTAAGTCCTACCAATTGAGCGCTGACTACTTCACGTCGCTGCATCAGACCAGCCACCCGCAGCCGTGGGTCTCTGGTCTGGATGAGGCGGTGGAGTTGAGCGTTACCGGCCCATCGGCGGCATGGGATCTTGGGCCTTCCGGTTCCTGCGGCTACCTGGAGTTCCAGGGCGCCGGCATCGAAGCCGTGCGCAAGGCCATGGATGACCAGAAGAACGCCGCGCTTGAGGCGGGCGCCAAGGTCATGGACGTCGGCGGTACCGAGTCGGGCGAGGCGCGGAAGACGCGCCAGAACGATCAGCACGCCACGCTGCACAGCATCGTCATTACCGTGGCCGAGGCGGTGGAGCAGGGGCTGCGATACGCCGCCGAGTGGAAGGGCTACGACCCCAAGCAGGTCAAGTTCAAGGTAAATCCTGAGTTCGTGACCCCGGTGGTCGACGCCCAAGTGCTCGCCGAACTGCTCAAGGGCGTGATGGCCGGCACGATCAGCGCCGACACCTACTGGCAGTACCTCACCACCGGCAAGCTGCCGGAGCGCCCATACGAAGACGAAGCCGAACTGATCAGCGATGAGCGCGAGTCGGCCGGCATCAACTTGGACAAAGACGATGCCAACGACAAACCTGGTGCAGGCGGACAGCCAACTGCTGGAGCAGACGACGCGCCACTCGGTAATGCTGGAGCGGCTTAAGGCCGGCGAGGTCAAGAAGTTCGAGAAGTACCTACGCCAGATCGATAAGCTGGTGCGGGATCAACTCACCCGCAAGAAACTGACCACTTACAGCCGGGACCGCCTTGAGCAGTTTCTGGCCCGTGTGGACGGCAAGCTGCTGGAGATCTACAAGGCCTACGGCGACCTGGTGCAGGCCGATCTGGTCGACATCGCGCTGTATGAGTCGAGCTTTGAGGCCAAAAGCCTGAGCAATGCGCTCTCTATCGACGCTGTGGTGCCGACCAACACGGTAATCCGCGCTGCGGTGTTCTCCTACCCGCTACAGGTGAAGGGCATCGACGGCGGCAAGCTGCTGAAGAGCTTCGTCAGCGGCTGGACGCGGACCGAGACGATGCGCGTCACCAACACGATCCGGCTCGGCTTCGGCCAGGGCCAGACCAACGCCCAGATCATCCAGGCGATTCGCGGTACGGCAGCGCAGAACTTCACTGACGGCGTCTTGGCGGTGAGCAACCGCAATGCTGCCGCCGTGGTGCAGACGGCAATCCAGCATGTGGCCACGACGGCACGAATGGAGACGCTGAAGGCCAACAGCGACGTGGTGCTGGGCTATCGCTGGGTGTCGACGCTCGATCGCAAGACCTCGCAGCAGTGCAAGGGCCTGGATGGGATGCGCTTCGACCTGGGCAAAGGCCCGCTGCCACCGGCGCACATCAACTGCCGGTCTACTACGGTGCCGACCACCAGGCTTTCGGAGATGTTCGCCAAGGACGCGACGCGCGCCTCTGTTGGCGACAACGGCGGGGCCCAGGTCGACGCTGGCCTGAATTATTACGAGTGGCTGGCAACGCAACCGGCGAGCTTCCAAGATCATGCCCTTGGGCCGGTCCGGGGCAAGTTGTTCCGCGATGGCGGGCTGACGCCGGAGAAGTTCGCCAAGCTGCAGCTCGACAAGTCGTTCAAGCCGCTGACCCTGGCGCAGTTGAAGGAGGCCGAACCTGACATGTTCACCCGAGCAGGCGTTACACTCGGCGCACCACCAGGTTGAGATAGCACATGCAGATCATCGTTGAGGACGGGAAGGGCAGGCCAGACGCGAATAGCTTCGTGCCGCTGGAGAAGCTGACCTTCTACCGCGACTACTACGGGTTCCGGATACCTGAAGAAGAGGCTGACCAGGCCGGACTGCTGCTGCGCGCTGCGGCCGATATCAACGGTCGCCAGTGGAAGGGTCGCAAGGCCAATCCTGAGCAGGCAATGGCGTGGCCCCGCCGTGAGTGCAAGATTGAATACCAGACGCTGTCCGAGACGTTCGTGCCCTTTGAGCTTGAATGGGGTCAAGTGCGGCTGGCAGTCGAGCTGTACGCTGCCGAGAAGGGCATCCAGATCGTGGAGCCAACGCATTGCACTGAGCCTAATGGCCGCCGCTCCCGGCTTAACCGCGATACGCCCGGGTTTCGCATGCGCCCGCCGCCATACGCGCCGAGCAGAACGCAATTCGCCGATTACCTGGTTATGCGCGGGCTCTCGATAGTCCGATAGAACACAGAATTCACACCAAGCCGCCCAATGGGCGGTTTTTTTATGCCTGCAAAGCGGGCCGACCAAACCCAAGGGGTGCACCAAGTGGCAGACGAAAACCAGATTGATCTTGAAGACCCGGCAGTAAAAACCGCCATTGCCGCCGCAGTGGATGCAGCCACCCTGGGCCTCAAGAACAAAAACACCGAGCTGCTAGGCTCGCTCCGGACCACCAAGACCGAGCTGGACGGCTTCAAGTCCCAGTTCGAAGGCCTGGACATCGCATCAGTGAAAGGCCTGCTTAATAAGGTTGGTCAGGATGAAGAGACCAAGCTGATCGCCGAGGGCAAGCTGGACGAGGTCATCACCCGCCGCACAGAGCGCTTGCGCACCGACTACGACACCAAGCTGGCCGCCGAGAAAGCCCGTGCCGACAAGGCTGAGCAATTCGCAGCTAAGTACAGCGACAAGGTGCTGGCCGACTCCATCCGCGCTGCTGCCATCAAGGCCGGCGCGCTCCCAGAGGCTGCCGAGGACATCATCCTGCGCGCCCGGGGCACTTTCAAACTCAGTGAAGACGGCGAGGCGATTGCCACTGACCGTGACGGCGAGGTCGTTTACGGGAAGGACGGGAAAACCCCGCTGTCGCCGCTCGAATGGGCGGAATCTCTGCGTGAAACAGCAACGCACCTGTGGCCAAGGGCTCAGGGCGCCGGGCAGACCGGCGACAACGGTGGCAAGGCCACGAAAAAGTGGGGTGAGTACACGGAAACCGAACGCGCTGCGATCGCCCGTGACAACCCTGAGCTATTCAAGAAAATCCAGGCCACCAAAGGAACCTAATCAATGGCAACTACCCAACTGACCGACATCTTCGTCGGCGATTACTACGCCACCCTGGCGCCGGTTAACAGCCCGGAAAAGAGCGCTGTATATGAGTCTGGCATCGTGACTCGCTCTCCTGTGCTGGACGCGATCGCCTCCGGCAGCCAGGGCACCGCCGAGATCAGCTACTGGCAGGATCTCAACGCTGATGAAGCACCGAACATCAGCAACGACGACCCGAACGACCAAGGTGAAGTCGGCAAGGTCACCCAGGACAGCATGCGTGCCCGCGTCCTGTACCTCAACAAAGGCTACGGCGTGGCTGACCTGACCGCTGAGCTGGCAAACAGCGAGCCTCAGCAGCAGATCCGCAACCGCTTCGGCACCTACTGGACCCGTCAGTGGCAGCGATACACCCTGGGCGCAGCTCGCGGCATCATCGCCTCGAACATCGCGAACAACGGCGGTGACATGGTCATCGACGCTGGCGCGACCATCAGCGCGAACGCCTTTCAGGACGCTGCGTTCACCGCCGGAGATGCGGCCGACCAGTTCGGCGCGATCGGCGTTCACTCAGTGGTGATGAACCAGATGGTCAAGCAGGACCTTATCGAGTACCTGCGTGACTCGGACGGCAAGATCATCCTGGCCACCTACCTCGGCAAGCCGGTGTTCATGGACGACGCCCTGGTGTACGGCGCGGGCAAGTACTTGTCCGTGTTCTTCGGCCAGGGCGCTTTCGGCTACGGCGAAGGCACGCCGAAAGTGCCGGTAGAGCTCGAGCGTAAGCCCGGCGGAGGTAACGGCGGCGGTGCCGAAGTGCTGTGGGAGCGGAAGACTTACATCCTCCAGCCTGCCGGCTTCAGCTGGAAGGGTTCCGAAGCTCAGAACCTCAGCCCAAACGCGACTCAGTATGCCTCCGCGGGCAACTGGGAGCGGGTATTCAGCCGCAAGCAGGTCCCGTTCGCCGCTGTGATCAGCGGTACCACCACGCCGTAATCCGGCCCACACAGCCTGGCGCCCTTATGGCGCCGGGATGCTTTTGAGGTGACTCATGAAAGTAATCTACACGGACAAGCCGGGCAAAGAGCGCGGCGTGTGCTACCGCCTGCTGAGCGAATTCTTCGGTGTCATCGGTTCCGCTACCGAGGTGGTGGTTGATGGCGATGCCCCGGACATCTTCGACGCCTACCAAGCGGCCGGCATCAAGGTGTCCGACGGCAAAGATTCAGAGATCAAAGAAACCGATCCTCTGAAAATGAAGGTCCCCGAGCTGAAAGAATGGCTGACCGAGAAGGGCATTGCCTTCGACCCGTCCGCCAAGAAAGAAGACCTGCAGGCCCTGGTGCCAGCGGAATAAGGACAAGCACATGACCGACTTCATCACCGTTGCCGATGTTGACGCCCAGCTCGGTCCTGACTGGTCCGGCACCGGTGATCCGGTCCTTGCTGTGACTATGGCAAACGCCTGGCTCACAGCCAAGATTAAGCGGGCTGTTCCTGATCCGGTTCCGGCCGAGATCAAAACAGCCGGCGCCCAGGTTGCCAAAGAGGCAGCGGCGGGCAAGCTGTTCACGGCCACGCAAAAGGAAGTGCAGAGCAAGACCGTATCCGCGCAGTCCGGCACGTCTGTGAGCAAGACCTACGTGGCAGGCTCCACCGATCAGTCAGCCGGCGTCAACTTCGCCATGGTGCTGCTGGAACCGTGGATCAAGCGCTCCAGCGTGATGATGCTGAAAAGGATCTGATCATGGGCATGCGTGAAGAGATCCAGGCCGAATTGGCCGAGTCGTTCGACGATCCTGATGGATTGGCCGACGCGGTTAAACCCGTGACGGGCGTGCGCAAGATCGCGGGCGAGTATGACCCTGACCTGGGCGGCGAAACGCCAGACAGCACCGTCACTTACAGGGGGCGCGGTGTTCTGGGCAGCTACCTGTCCAAGGAAATCGACGGTTCCCTCATCCAGACTACCGACAAGAAGCTGCTGGTGCTGCAAAACGAACTGTTCGTGTCGGAGGCCGGTGTGCCAACGACGGTACCGGCTACCCCAGCCATTGGCGACATCATCAACGACCTGCGGGTGATGAACGTGTCCGCCGATCCGGCTGATGCAACGTGGACGGCCCAGCTGAGGAAGTGACATGGCGAACAAGTACGCGAGCATGAACGGCAGCTTTGCCGAGAACATTCGAGACTTCGCTGAGCGAGCCCAGGCTGGTATCGATGCAACCATCCGAGAGATCGTTATCGAGATCGGCAGCAGCGTTATCCGAATGTCGCCGGTGGGCAATCCAGAGATCTGGTCGGCGAACGTCGCTCATCGACAGAGCAACACCCGGGCGGCCGATGACTACGACTTCAATGTCGCGTTGCGCAACACGATCATCAACCTCAATGAATCGAACTTCACCAAGGCCGGCAAGCTGCGGCGCGGCGTGAAGTACGCCAAGCCCCTGACAAAGACCGAGCGCGACCAGAACTTCAACGTGAACGGTTTGGTGGCAGGCAAGGACTACGTCGGTGGGCGGTTTCGGGGGAACTGGCAGTTTTCCATCGGTACGCCGGCGGAGGGCACGCTTGACCAGGTCGACCCGGCTGGTGGTGTGACGCTGGCCAAGCTGAGACTACAGGTCCAGGCACTTACGGCCGGCGAGACAGCCTACATCGTCAACAACCTCCCGTACGGCATCCCGCTTGAGTACGGGCACTCGACCCAAGCACCCGGCGGCATGGTCCGAATCACTCTGGCCCGATTCCAGCAGATCGTCGATGAAGCCACAAGGAACAACCAGGTATGAGCCACGCCATCATCGCTTCAATTTACGAGGCCAAGCTGATTGCCTGGAGCAAGGCCCGGACGGAGCCGATCAAGGTGGTGTTCGAGAATGTCCAATATGATCCGGCGGACGGCGAGACCTATCTGCGGGCGTTCATGCTCCCAGGCGACACCGCAAGCAGCACGCTCGCTGGCGACCACCGCGCTTTCATCGGCGTCTACCAAGTCAGCATTGTGGCTCCGGCTAATACCGGGAAGACAAAAACGAACCCCCTTGTGGGTGAGCTGAGCGCGCTGTTTCCACTGTACGCGAGAGACACGAAGGCGGGCGTCACCGTCGTCACGATGTCACCGGTAGACCCTGGTCCTGGCATAGCCGATCCACCCACGTTCACCGTACCTGTGTCGTTCGAATACCGAGCAGACACCGTTTAGTCAGGATCAAACGGGCGAGTAGGCGTCCCTTGATGGAATAGCATTTGCCAAATTCCAGCCTCAAGCTTCCAGATTGAAGATCTCCGCGCGTATTGCCTTGGTGTTCCGTCGCGGCTGGATTGGGAGGCTTCGTATACCAGTAGACAAGCGTCCTTGGAGATCACGGTCAGTTTGAAATTTCGCGCCACGATATCAACGCGAGACCTTTGACGCGGCAAGCTTTCAACGGTATCAGCTTTTGAATAGAAGGCCCCTGAACGACCAATTTCATGGAAGTCTTTGTGCAATATACGATTGAGTTGCTCAGGGTCATTTCGGACGCTTGCTTGATGCAAGCTGATCTCCATGTCTTGAAGCAGGTTGAGTAGCGAGACCTCTGTCACCTTGGTTTTCCCCTTTGCTCCATCCCAGATTTACCTGATTAGCACTTCCACCGCCCATAGGGCAAACCCAATAACCCGCCTCTGTGCGGGTTTTGTCATTTCTGAAAAGAGGAAATACCCATGGCCGTCTTTCTGCCGAATGGCTCTACCGTCGTGGTCGCATCCGGCTACGGCAATCCAATCGTCGTGACCGCGATCACCAATGCTCTCGAAGCGTCGGTGTCGGCGGCGGCTCATGGCCTGAAGGCTGGCGATTTCGTTGAGGTAACTTCCGGCTGGGCCCGCTTGAACAATCGCGTCTTACGCGTGAAAACAGCTACCGCTGACGCGTTTGTCCTTGAAAAGGCAAACACCACCAACGTGGCGCGCTACGTAGCGGGCGGCGGTGCTGGATCTGTGCGCAAGATCACTGATTGGGTGCCCGTCAGCCAGGTAACGGAATCCGCGAAGTCCGGCGGTGACCAGCAGAACGCAACCTACTCCTTTCTGGAGGAGGATGACGAGCACCAGATCCCTACGACCAAGTCGGCGATCTCGTTCACGCTCACTCTGGCTGACGATCCCGATTTGCCGCACAACGATGTGCTGATTGAGGCAGATGACGACAAGAAACCTCGCGCCGTGAAGGTCAACCTCGCCGCCGGCGGTTGCATTGTCTACAACGCTTACGCCTCGTTCGACAACGTGCCGTCCCTCAACAAGAACAACATCATGACTGTCACCGCAGTGTTTGCAGTCGTCGCTAAATTCATTCGCTACGCGTCGTAAGGGAAGGGCTCATGGCCAAGTTCAAATTGATCCAGAAGCCGACCTTCAAGGCGCCGGTGATGATCCAGCGCGCCGGCTACAGCGCCGAGAAGGTGGAGTTCGAGTTCAAGTACCTGGACCGCACCGCGCTCGCCGAGCTGTACACCGGCTGGAACGAGCGGCACGACGAGCTGAGCAAACAGGTAGGAGACATGGACCTCAAGGCATTCACGGCTGCTCAGATCGATCTGCAGGCCGACCAATTGCTTGATGTCGTCGTCGGCTGGGATATCGAGGAAAAGTTCACGCCTGAAAACGTACGCATCCTCGTCAACTCCATTAACTCGGCCCCCAAGGCCGTGCTGAATGCCTACGCCGAAGCCTTCAACGAAGCCCGCCTGGGAAACTCCTAAGCGCTGCACGCGCGCTCTATGAGCCGACGCTGGAGGGCACGGATGCCTTCGGCTTCACTGCGGCCGACTACTCCACAGAGATCGGCATCTGGCCCGACAACTGGGACGCCTTCAAGGTCTTTGAGGCAATGAGCACACAGTGGCGCACAGGCGCGTGCGGCGTGACAGGCATGGACTACAGCGTTCTCTCCGGGGTTATTCGGATGTGTGGCGTACCGATCAGCCAGCGACAAACCATTTTCAGCGACTTTCGCCGTATGGAGGCTGAAGCCCTGCAGGTGATGTCGGAACAGCGGGAGAGTGCGAGGGGTGCCTGACCCTCAGGCACAAGGACGCAAGACAACCAACATGACGCGGCATGGCCGCAGGAGAGAGTTATGAATAGTCAAGATGCAGCGGATGCCGAAGCAGAAGCCCGCAATAGCCAAAATGATGACAATGCAGATAGCTTGATAGGTCTCGCCGGCAACCGCGCGATCGTAGAGCAATTTGGGGCTTTTACAGCCTGCCTTCAGCTGCCGCGATATAAGTGTTAAGAACCTTTTGGTACTCCGACTCATTCAGTTTCGCTACGCCTTCCAAGCGTTTTTCTATACGAGTCAAATGTTCTTTGAATACTTCAGAATCAAGAGCGCCTGAACTTTTTAGGGCAGATATCAGCGCAATAGTTACGCTGTTTGTCGCGAGCTGGGCAGCGATTGCTGAGTGTTTGTTGGGGTCTTCCATTTCACTTTCCTTTAGTTAACCACGCCGATATTGGCGCTATCCCAGTCCTTGGGCTTGCAGGCGTAGGACTGGGGAATCCTTCAATTCATTTCTCGCTGCCATCCGGCAGAAGGAGGGCTGCATGCAGCTGAGCCAGCTCTATATGTTGACCATCCACGACCTCTTCATCGTTACCGGTGGCGGCATCTGCGGCGCCGAAGCCGAGGTCGCTATTTTGGACGGCGGCGTCGAGGTTGATCGCGTGAAATGCTCCGGTATGTGCCAGAGCAAAGGCGGGTACAGCCGCGGCTATAGCGGCAAGCCAGGGCTAATCGCTCAGCTTGTTTCCGGCCCTGGGCGAATCAATTTTGCTAAGGCGGCCGTACCGGTCAGTTCGGTGGTGTAAGTCCGCCGATGAAGTCGTCTGAGCCGAGCCTGTGCGATCCATATTCAACGATGTAACCGTCATTCAGTCTCGCCGCCTCGGCCTCTGCTACAGCTTTGTTGGGATAGACATCAACGAGATGCCAAGGGGAAGGCCGGTCCTTTAACACAGCCCAGCCCAATACCCAGCCCTTGTTGTCTGGATCGGCGGGTAGGTTCTTTGCAAGACTTCTAATAGACATAGCCATTCCTTGGTAATTGAAGGCCGAAGGCTACTATCGACGTGCTCTCTGGCGCCACTGGCATTCCATCCACGCTGGATGCCTGGACAGCTGAGGCCGGGTACTGATATCAAATTGACCTCGCGTAGCTGCAACTGTAGATTCCGCGGTGAGTGAGCGGCTCAGCTTATGTGGGTGAGCGAGAAAAAATTACCGAACGAAGGGAATCAAGTTGGCTAAGTTTATGTGGAGTGTCACCATTTTCATGTCGTTAATCGGTGCAGTTGTGGGCTTCGGTGGAATGTATGCCGCAACCAGTGCGCCGCAAGAAGCTGCTGCCGCAGCGATGGGCCTTACCTGTGCGGTGATTCCATATTGCATTGCTCGCGCGTTCACGGAGCTTCGTGCTCTGTAATATTGAGTGCAGTGCTTTGAAGCCCGGCCCGCATTGGTTTTTTGCTTTTTGGCTTGTCTGGATACCGGCCAAAGCCTTCCACGAACACGAAGAACCCCGCAAATACGGGGCTTTCGTGTTGCTCTCTCGTTGATGATAAAGTCCCGCGATATCTCAACGAGGGAACGATATGAAAATGTTCGTGGGGGCGCTAGCACTGATTGCGCTGGCGGGGTGTGGTGATCAGGGCCCATGGGATGGGCCTGTTGGCACTAAAATGGGGGTTACAGCTTCTCAGCTTGAGAAATATGTCGCCCTGTCAAAAGGTGGGGACGCCGATCCACTGGGTCGAACAACCTACTTTTCTCCGCAGGCGCCAAAAAACGAGGCAGGCGCTGATAGGTATTCATATTTGATCGGTGGAAAATCCGGGTTGTGCGAGGTCGGCCAGTGGTTTCAGAGCATTAACTCTACAAACTCCGGCTTTGCAAAGTCGCTTGCAGATAAGTACGGGGCGCCTAACAAGGAGGCCGCGCCCAGCTGGGGCGTGTCATGGACTGCTGGCGAACATAAGCTTGACCATGACCTTGAGTCCATCAGGATCAAGTTCAGCGGTGAAGAACCCAGTATCTCTGCCTATGTGAAATACACGTACAAGAACCGAAAAAACTGCAAGTAAATTTAATTCTGCAAAGAGCCCGCCTAGAGCGGGTTTTTTTATGCCCGGAGAAAACTGATGAGCACGAACTTCGCCTCACTGGGCATTTCTATCGAGTCTTCGCAGGCTGCAAAGGCTGCTGACGATCTGGACAAGCTGGTTGATTCGGCAGTTGATGCCGAGAAGGCGATTGATGACCTTGGCAAAACTGGCGAAGGATTGGCCAACACCGGAAAGAAGATCACTCAGGCTGAAAGTGAGGTGACCCAGGGCGTCGACAAGTCCACTGCCGCGATAGACCGCAAAACTGGTGCAAGCCGCAAAGCAGCCGACAGCGCTGTGGCTGAGATCAATGTTATCAGCCAGCTCGACAGGGCAATGACCGGCAACATCACCAGCATGGAGTCGCTGATCCAGGCTGAAGGTCTGCTCGAGCGCGCCCGCAAGGGCGGGCTGGTCACCATTGAAGAGCAGGCGAAGTACCAAGAGCAGTTGGGCAAGGCTTTCGACAAGATCGAGAAGGCCGAGGCTAAGGAGCTAGCTCAAAAGCAGCGCCTCATTGAGGCAGAAAACCGACAAATTGAAGCATTGAAGCGGACGGTTAACGGCATCGACCCGGTTACTGCAAAGCTGGCAAAGCTTGAGGCGCAGGAGAAGGCAGCGCACGAAGCGTTCCGTGTTGGAGCTATTGATGTCGAGGCCTACAACGCCGCCCTAGCGAAGGTCGGAAAAGATCGAGCGGGCATTACCGAAGTAGGCGGAGCCTTCGACAAGCTGAAGCTCGGCACTCGGCAAGCCCAAGAAAATGTTATGCAGCTCAGCAATGCCATTCAGTCGGGCGATTGGGGTAGCGGAGCGCGTGCAATTGCGCAGTTAGGCGCCGGCGCAGGCGAATCGGCGGGGCGAATGATTTCCTTGGCTGCCCCTGTAGCACTGGTGACTGCTGCCATCGGCACGCTAGCAGCCGCGTACTTGCAGGGCGTTGATAGAGCAGAAAAATTCAACACCGCGCTTATTGTTAGTGGTGGGGCTGCGGGCAAGACAACCGCGCAGTTAACTGCAATGTCGCTAGCGCTTGGGAAGGGGGGCAACCTTACCCAGGCATCAGAGGCTCTTCTCGCAGTCGCAAGTTCTGGAGAACTCACAGGCAGTACTTTTGATTCCGTTGCGCGCGCCGCCACTGAGCTTTCGGTGGCCACAGGGCGGAGCTCTGGGGAAATCGCCAAGCAGATGGTCAGCAGCAAGGGCGACGTTGCTGCACTCGCAGCTGAGTACAACCGCCAATATCACTTCATGAACAGCGAAACTTACTCGCACATCAAGGTTCTGCAGGAGCAGGGCGATGAAATGGGGGCGCTGGAGCTTCTCACTACCCAGCTTGCCGACTCAATGGCTAAGCGGAACAAGGATATTGAGGACTCGGCTCGCGGTGTCGTCGGTGCTTGGCGCGATGCGAAGAAGGCGTTCAGTGACTACTGGGGGGAGTTCACGAGCCGTGCAGGCGCAGATAAAGATACGTTTACTCTGCAAGTTAAGCAGGGACAGCTCGAAGACGTTAAGGCCCTGCCTGAAAGCAATCTCAGAACAAAAGCCATTGCGAACCTTGGGCAAGAAATATCGCTCATCCAGCAGCGAATCGGCGCAAAGCAGAAAGATGCCGAGCAGGACGCCAAGACTGACGAAAAAACTCAGAAGGGCATTGATGCGGAGCGTGACCTTGAAGTTATTCGCAAGGCTGCTTACACGAACAAGCAAAAGCGAGACAAGGAAGAGGAAAAGTATCTTCAGAAGATCGCTGATCTGCGCGAGGCGAACCCAAAAAGCCCGCTTCTTGATCAGAAACTGATTGATCGAGACCTGGACAATATACGCAACAAGTACAAAGACCCGAAGGGTGCATCCACCCAGGTCGACATGACCAGCTTCAACAACGCAAAAAATAACCTTTCCGACATCGTTACGGACTACCGAAACGCCCAGAAGGAACTGGAGGCGCAGCAGAAAGCCGGCGTGGTATCGCTGTCGGACTATGCCAAGCAACGATCGGCCCTGATCAACCAGGAAAAGGACGATGTCACCGCGGCGTACCAGGCCGAGATTGATGCTCTGGAGGCTGCGAAGGGCAAGAAGTCCACGACAGCGGCTCAGAGCATCCAACTTGACCAGAAGATCGCTGATGCACGGCAAGGGATGGTCAAGGCTCAGAAGGACGCCGACAGTCAGCTGACCGTCATTGCAACTAACGAGAAAGGCCGCCTGGAGCAACTGACGGCCGCCTCGGAGGCGTACGTCAACCAGTTGGAGCGTCAGCGTGCCGCATTGGAAGCGGCCGGCTCCCGCGCAGCAAACGGGCTCGGCCTTGGTGACCGGCAAGCAGCACTGCAAGCTAGCCTCGACGCAACCACGGACAAGTTCAACGACGAGCGAGCCAAGCTTCTGGATCGCCGCAAGACCGCGCCTGACAAGTACAGCCAGGAAGATTACATGCGCGACCTGGCCAGCCTGGAAGATGCGGAAAGGAAGTACCGCGCCACGGTGGTCGACAACTATGACCAGATGTCGGAGGCCCAGGGCAACTGGCGTAGCGGAGCTTCGTCGGCTTTCCAGAACTACCTGCAATCTGCCAACGATGTGGCGGGACAGACCAAGAGTCTATTTACCAATGCCTTTTCCGGCATGGAAGACGCGGTCGCGAATTTTGCTGTCAACGGCAAACTTTCGTTTTCCGACTTCACCAAATCGATCCTGGCGGACATGGCGCGCATTGCAACACGGCAGGCAGCATCCAGCATTTTTTCGAGCATAGCGGCTGCGTGGGGCGGGGGAGGTACCAGCTTCGGCTCCAGCATCGGCAGCGCCATCACCGCAAACGCCAAAGGCGGCGTATACGACTCGCCAAGTCTGTCCAGCTTCAGCAACCAGGTGCACGACAAACCGCAGATGTTTGCGTTCGCGAAGGGAGCGGGCATCTTCGCCGAGGCTGGGCCGGAGGCAATCATGCCGCTGATCAGGACCGCCGGCGGAGAGCTTGGGGTGCGTGCGCTGGGCGGCGGCGGTGGTGGCGGGGGAGGCGGTGGAAACACCTACAACTTCCCCGTCTCGGTGTCCGTACAAACGGCCGGCGACGGCAGCACCGCCACACAAGAAGACACCACGCAGGCCGGTAGGAACATCCAGCAGGCCACCAAAGCGGAAGCTGAGGCAGCCATTGCGCGCGGCGTTCAGCCTGGCGGGGCTATATGGCGAGCCATCAACGGGAGGTAACCATGGCGATTGAAACGTTCACCTGGCCCACCCAGCACGGGGAGGCGCCCGATATCACGTACCGGGTGCGCACCTCCCAGTTCGGGGACGGCTACAAGCAACAGGTCGGGGACGGGATCAACAACAAGGTCGATGCCTACCCGGTCACCCACACGGGCAACACCGCGACGGCAGCAGCAATGATGGCGTTCTTCGACCGGCACCAGGGCGCCAAGGCATTCCTCTGGACCACGCCATTGGGCCAGCTTGGCCTTTTCACCTGCAAGAACCCAACCCCTACGCCCATGGGCGGGGGCGTATTTAAATTGACGGCGACGTTCGAGCGCGCTTTCCACCCGTAAAGGTCAATCCATGTCGCTGATCAATGCTATCCAGACCCTTGAGCCTGGCAACGAAGTCATGCTGTTTGAGCTGGACGGCAGCGATTACGGCGCCGATGTGCTGCGTTTCCACGGTCATGCGATCCCACACACTCCTGCTGAACTGATGGCTGCCGGCGGCAACGCTGACCAGCTGCCGGCCAAGTCAATCTGGTGGAAGGGCGAGGAGTACGGCGCCTGGCCCATGCAGTACGAGGGCAGCGAGGCGAATGGCGACGGCACCGCGGTACGGCCGAAGCTGTCGGTCGGCAATGTGAACGGGCGGATCACCGCGCTATGCCTGGCCTTCGAGGATCTGCTCGAGTTCAAGCTGACCATTCGTAACACGCTGGCCGAGTTCCTGGACGCGGTGAACTTCGAAGGCGGAAACCCCACGGCCGATCCCACCCAGGAATCGATCGAGGTCTGGTATGTCGACCAGAAGACCAACGAGGACGGCGAGACGGTCAGCTGGGACTTGGCCAGCCCTGGCGATGTCGGCGGCGAAACCATTGGCCGGCAAATGACGACGTTGTGCCACTGGTGCCTCACCGGTGGTTACCGAGGTCCCAGCTGCGGCTACACCGGACCCTACGTCACTAAGGACGGGGTCGTTACCGACAACCCTGAACTGGATGCATGCGACGCCACCCTGGGCAAGGGCTGTATCCCCCGCTTCGGCGAGGGCAACCCTTTGCCATTCGGCGGATTCCCCGCCGTTTCTTTGATCGCTCGGAGCTGACCATGCGCAAACACATCATTGCGGCCATCCAGGCGCATGCGGCGGCCGAGTACCCGAAAGAGAGCTGCGGCCTGGTTCTGGCTGTGGGCCGAGCGCAGAAGTACTTCCCGTGCCGGAACATCGCCACCGAGCCGAACGAAGAGTTCAGGCTGGAACCAGAGGACTACGCTGCGGCGGAAGACCAGGGGGAGGTGATTGGCATCGTCCACTCGCATCCGGACGCCACCAGCCGGCCGTCATCGCGCGACCTGGGCATGTGCGAGGCCACGGCCTTGCCCTGGCACATCCTGTCATGGCCTGAAGGCGACCTTCGCACGATCACGCCCACCGGCAGCACGCCGCTGCTCAAGCGCCCGTTCGTGCACGGCGCCTGGGACTGCTGGCAGGTTTGCGCCGACTGGTATCAGCGGGAGTGGGGATTGGAGTTCGAAGCCTTCCAGCGCGCCGATGGCTGGTGGGAGAGTGCAGACAGCACCAGCCTGTACGAGGCGAACTACGCCGCCGCCGGGTTCGAGCAGGTCGACAGCCCTCAGCGTGGCGACATGATCGTGATGGAAGTTGGCCGCACGGCTCATCCGAACCATGCCGGGATTTACTTGGGCACCGCCCCATCTCTGCCTGGTGAAGATTCCGGGGTGTTCGGCCCCGGCCCCTTCGTTCTGCATCACCTGTACGGCCGGCCGTCAGAGGTGATCGTCTACGGTGGTCCATGGCTGCAGCGCACCCGTTTAATTCTTCGACACAAGGAGGCCCGATGAGCGCCATCGTTTATTCGCCGATGACCACCATCAAGCTTTCCGGCTCGCTGGCTCAAAAGTTCGGCAGGCTGCACCGGCGCCAGGTCGGATCGGGCGACACATGGGAGGTCTTCCGGGCGCTGAAGGCCACGATTGACGGATTCGAGGCCGAGATTCGCCGCCTTGACCGCCTCGGACTTCGCTTTGCCATCTTCCGCAACCGGAAGAACACCGGTCCTGACCAGTTCGGCATGGGCGGCACCAAGGAAGTCAGGATTGTCCCAGTGGTCGAGGGCAGCAAGCGCGGCGGCATTTTGCAGATTGTGCTGGGCGTCGTGCTCATTGCGGCCAGCTACTTCGGTGCGCCGACAGCGCCTGCCGGTATCGCGCTGTTGGCCGGCGGCGTGATCCAGATGCTGAGCCCTCAGGCCGCGGGCCTCAGGCAGAGCGCATCACCGGAAAACATGCCCAGCTATGCATTCGGCAGCGCAAAGAACACCACGGCCAGCGGCAACCCCGTCCCGATCTGCATCGGTGATCGCCGATGGGGCGGTGCAATCATCTCTGCATCGATTTACGCCGAAGACAAAACGTAGGCGCAACTCACGAAACAAGCCGGCCATGAGCCGGTTTTTTATTGCCTGGAGGAAAGCATGGGCGCAGCACAGAAGCTGGAAATTCACGGTGCCAAAGGCGGCGAGAGCAAGCCTAAGTCGCCAGTAGAGGCGCCCGACAGCCTGCGCTCCACCAACGTGGCCAAGATCCTGATCGCCGTGGGGGAGGGTGAATTTGACGGCACGCCCACCGCGCGCGACATCTTCCTCGACAACACTCCCATCCAGGATGCCAGCGGCAATTTCAACTTCACCAACGTGAAATGGGACTGGCGGCCGGGCTCTGTGGAGCAGACCTACATTCCGGGCATCCCGTCTGTCGACAACGAGACCTCGCTGAATATCGAGCTGCGCAGCGGCACCCCGTGGGTTCAGTCGCTGACCAACTTGCAACTGTCGGCGGCTCGCATCCGCCTGGCTACGCCTCGACTTGCGAGCCAGGACGCCGAAAACAACATCAACGGCTACCGTATCGAGTATGCGGTCGATGTGGCAACCGATGGCGGCGCGTATCAAGAGGTTCTGGTGGGCGCCATGGATGGCAAAACCACCACCCGTTACGAGCGCTCCTTGCGTATTGATCTGCCACCGGCTACCAGCGGCTGGCTGATCCGCGTTCGCCGCCTCACACCAAATTCGCAGAACACCGACAAAGTCGCAGACAGCCTCTTCATCGCCGGCTACACACAGGTGATCGACGCGAAGCTGCGCTACCCAAACACCGCGCTGCTGTTCGTCGAGTTCGACGCCGAGCAATTCACCAACATCCCGGCCGTCACGGTGAAGTGCAAGGCCCGCCGCTGGCAGGTGCCGAGCAACTTCGACCCGGTAGCGCGCACCTACTCTGGCGCCTGGGACGGCACCATGAAGGAGGCCTGGACAAATAACCCGGCCTGGATCACCTACGGAATCTGCACCCAAGACCGCTTTGGCCTGGGTCGCCGCATCAAGCCGTGGATGGTGGACAAGTGGGAGCTGTACCGCATCGCGCAGTACTGCGACCAGATGGTGCCCAATGGTGCTGACGGCGTGGAGCCACGCTTTCTGTGCGACATGAACCTGCAGGGCAAGGCCGACGCCTGGTCACTGCTGCGCGACATCGCCGGCATCTATCGCGGGATGACGTACTGGGCCCAGGGCCAGCTGGTCATGCAGGCTGATATGCCTAGGGCGCAGGACATCGATTACGTCTTCACACGGTCCAACGTCATCGACGGCAAAATCTCCTACGGCAGCGCCTCGGCGAAAACCCGCTTCACTCGCTGCCTGGTCAGCTACGACAACCCGCTCAACAACTACGATACCGACGTCACGGTCTATTCCGACCTGCCGCTCCAGCGCCGCCTGGGCGACAAGCCGACGGAGATCAGTGCGATAGGCTGCACTCGGGCGTCCGAGGCCCAGCGCCGCGCTAAATGGCTGGTACTGAGCAATAACCAGGACCGCACCATCAGCTTCAGGACGGGCATGGAAGGCCGCATCCCGTTGCCGGGCTTCATTATCCCTGTTGCAGACTCGCTGCTGGCTGGCCGGGAGATCGGCGGGCGCATTGCTGCGGCGGCCGGGAGGGTCATCACCCTGGACCGCGACACCATGGCCAAGTCTGGCGATCGGTTGGTGATCAACCTCCCCGGCGGGCGAGCAGAAGGGCGCACCGTGGAGAGCGTGAACGGCCGCAACGTAACCGTGACCGTTGCCTACAGCGAGGCGCCGGCTGCACAGCTTCAGTGGGCAATCGACGCTGACGACCTGGCGATCCCTCTATATAGAGTGATGAGGACCGCACGTACGCCTGAGGGCGATTACGACATCAGTGCCTTGCAGTACGAGCCAAGTAAGTTTCCCAGCATCGACACCGGCGCGCGCCTGGAAGAGCGCCCAATCAGCGTGATCCCAATCACCGTGGTTCCGGCGCCGGCCAGCGTGACCATAACTTCGAACGTATCGATCGACCAGGGCCTGGCCATCAGCACCATGAACATCTCATGGCCAGCCGTTACCGGTGCCGTCGCGTACGACGTGGAGTGGCGTAAGGACAGCGGCAACTGGATCAAGGTGCAGCGCACTGGCTCGACGAGCGTCGATGTTACCGGCATCTACTCTGGCGCCTATCTGGCCCGAGTGCGTGCGGTGAGCGCGTTCGACATCTCGTCGGTGTGGAAAAACTCCGTCCTCACCGACCTGCAAGGGAAGGTTGGGCTGCCGCCGGCGGTGTCATTCCTGACAACGACCAGCCTGGTATATGGCATCGGTATCCAGTGGGGATTTCCACCAGGTGCCGAAGACGCCCAGCGGACGGAACTCTGGTACAGCCAGTCGGCGGACCCGACGACCGCAATCAAGCTGAGCGACCTCAGCTATCCGCAAGCCTCGCATGAGATGCACGGCCTGCTGGCCGGTGCGAGTCTGTTCTTTTGGGCGCGCCTGGTAGATCGAACCGGTAACGTCGGCCCGTTTTTCCCGGTGCCCGGCGCCGTCAATGGCCAGGCCAGTTCGAAGCAGAGCGATTATGAGGCGTACTACGCCGATAAGATCGGCAAGGGCGCCCTGTATCATAGCTTGCGCGAAGAGATCGAACTGATTTCTGGTACTGGGCCAGGCTCTGTGAATGAGCGCCTCGAGGAAGCCAAGCAGGAACTGGAAGACCTGATCCAGCAAGTGACCGATGCGCTCGCTTACGACCCGGCCAAGCCCTATCTTAAGGGCGACATAGTCCGGCTTGATCAACGTCTCTACCAAGCAAAAGGCCCGGTGCCCGTGGGAGAGGCGCCGCCCGACGCAGACTATTGGACCGATATCGGAACCATCCTGGAAACAGCGAACGCGCTGGCATCCCAGGTGCAGATCATCGAGACGAAGATCGAGGAGCTCGACGGCCAGATCGTGGCTACTGCTACCTCGGTGGAGGCGTTGCGCTCCGCCGCTCGTGGTGGTGACGGCGCCGGCGAACTGGCTGACGCAATCAAGGGATGGACGTCCACGGCAGATCTCGCCGTCGAGCGTAAAACGCGAACCAGTGAAAATGAAGCGGCAGCACAACAACTGCTCACCCTCGGCGCACAGGTTGGCGACAACAAGTCGTCGCTGACCGTCCTGGAGCAGGTGGTTGCCAGCAACCGCGAGACGTCGGCCGCGCAGATCACCCAGCTTAAGAGCGATCTTTCTGCGGTCGATCAAAGGGCGACCGGCAATGCCCAAGCGATCACGAGCCTGGATTCGAAAGTCACGAATCTGGACGGGAAGATCACGTCGCAGGCTTCGAGCAATGAGGCGCTGCGTGCTTCTGTCCGCGGTGACAACGGCTCAGGCGATCTGGCGGGAGCCATTAAAGCCTGGGAGTCCACTGCGGCTATCAGCACCGAGAAAAAGGTTCGAGCATCCGAAATCGAGGCGCAGGCCAAGATATCGGAAACGCTGCAGTCGAGTCTCGGACAGACAAGTGCATCGGTTCAATCGGTGAGCGAGACGGTCGTGCAACTCAACGGCAAGGTCCTGGCTCAGACGACCGTGAAGGCTCAAACAATCGTCGATGGCCGCCGGGTTGTATCTGGCCTGGCCTTTGGCTCAAACGGAGATCAGGCGGAATTTCTGATCTTTGCTCAGCGGTTCGGCGTCGTTAACGAGATAAACGGCAAGATCGACCCGATGTTCGTCATTGAGAACGGCCAGGCCGTGTTCAACACCGCGATCATCAGTAAGGCGATCATTCAGGAAATCATCCTCGGCATGGTACTCCGCTCGCCGACGGTGGACTCGAAAGGCCGGCCGCTGCTGGAGATCAACATTCCAGCAGGCACGCTCACCCTTCGTGGTGAGGGCACGGATGGCGCAAGCTTGCTGGATAACAGCGGGATCTCTGTTTTCGATGCCAACGAGAAACGTCGCGGCAAGTTCGGGAGGCTTTCCTGATGGCTGAGTACGGTTTGGCTACGTGGGACGAGAATGAGATCCAGCAAATTGGACCCGCCTCGTTCACATTGCGCACTGTTTTCTCAACGCTCGTTACCTTCACCGGCCCGGCAACTGGCACAGGTGCGTCCCAGACGTTCTCTGTGCCAGGGGTTACTCCACAAAACTGCATCGCTATCGTCGTACCGATTGGGCCGTATTCAACTGGCTTAAACACAGTTCAATACGAGCCAGAAATACTTGTCGGGCAGATAAGAGTGTGGCGCGGGCATAGAACAGCTGTTGATGGAAGATTTGGAGAGGGTACGCAAAGGCTGATTGTTTCGAGGTACAGGTGATGGGGTGGGGATTTGAGTTCATAAATAACGAAGATGTAGTCATCATTGATTCTGAATATGCTCGCCTTTCAATTTTGTCTAAAGGTCGGTTTATTCCAACACAAGAGTCTGGGCTTGGATCTGCGACAAGTTTTGAGAGGGTCATAACCACCCAAGAACCGCCTCTGGTGTTTGTTAAGCCGGATAATGCTGGAATTGTTGCAGGTCTCTGCAGGGTGCTCATCCTTGGATCCCCTGGTAACTGGACTGGTTTTTACGTTCGCGCGTATGACGTGAACACTGCTCAGCCCAGAGGCAACTACTTTGCGGCAGCGTATTTAGCGAGCCCGACAGCTTTGTGGGGAGGCAGACTCTACGATCAGAACGAGGCTCTGATTTTTGACACAGGCACGCCCAGCGCGGTGTTCAGCCGGTCTTCTGCATCTTGGAACTACGTTACTTCAGGCCGAAACGCTCAAGGTTTATCCATGGTTTATTTCAGCGTGCCATTCGTTTTCTCTAGCGATGAGTACATGCTGATTAATAACTTTGGTATGGATGTGGCCGGTGGTTCTTCACGCCCAGCATCTGTTTATTGTTGGTGGGATTTTCCGGCAAATCGGTTATGGGCTATAACGATTGGAGCGACTCCGCAAAATACGTTTTATATACCTGCGGTGTTTGCAAAAATGCAAGCGTGATGAACTTGGTTAACGGGTTTATTTATTATTTTGACTGGAGAAAAACATGGCCTCTTGGTTTTCGGAAGGGACCGTCACCGTTACAAACGGAAACACCGTTGTAACTGGTATAGGTACAAAGTTTTCAAATTGTCGGTCTGGCGACATGTTTGTTGGCCCAGATAACGGCATCTACCAGGTGATCAACCCGTCGAGCGATACCTCCGTCTCGATCTCGCCGGCGTACCGGGGTGCCACCTCAGCAGGCGTTGCTTACGGCATCGTGCCCGTTAACGGCTATCCAAAGGCTTTGGCCGATGCTGTCAACCAACTTGTTCAACAGTGGGGAAGCACTCTGGCAGGGCTTGGTTCCGTATCCACTGAGAATGTGGTGCCGGTGAACAAGGGTGGTACCGGAGGCAAGACTCCAGCGGAGGCGCGCAACGCCTTGGGATTGGGCGGCGCTGCGGTTGCTGCGATCGGCTACGAAGATGGCAGCGTGGCGAACGCTTATTCTACCGGCAGAACCCGAACTAGCGTGGCGCAAAGCTGGCTGAATAATCCGGTGCACGGAGTAGATCCAAACCTTTATCCGCCTGGCTCTGCGAATATGCCAACTGGCGGAACAGGCTACTGGTATAAGCAAATTTTCCGCCACTCCGACGGTTCTAACCGTCTGACAATCGCCTGGCCATACGGAATTACTGGCAACTCTGGGACCGTTAAATTTCAGTCGATCTACGATGGCGCTGTCACACCCTGGATTGAGCTGTACCACACCGGAAATACCACTCGAGGCTCGGGTGGCGCGCTTTCGGCGGCCTCGCCGATCCTGCGCATAGCCAACGTGGCCGATAGTCAGCGCGGCGACTTGAATGAGCAGACCTTTGAACCCGCTGGCGCCTGGGGCGTGGCAAACAATGAGGCTCGTGGAGTCAGCGTAGAGCGACTCGGTATTGGGCAATATCAGGTTGTAGGGAGCCTGGGCTTGGCCCTTGAAGGATGGAGGACGCATGATCCAAGTTCTCCGGACGGCGGTCGTATGCTGGGCATCACAGAATCGGAGCAGCAAAAAGACGGCACGGTAGTCATCCGGTTATTCAAGCAGCGCTGGACGCTTACCGATGACGGCGAGATGGTTCCAGGTCGTGGCGCACCTATGGACGTGCCCCTCAACAGCTGGATTGATGTGCGGCTCGAGATGCCCAAGGCTGAATCGCCACCGCCCATGACCGCAATCGAAGAATAGTAGCCCGCCACCGAGCGGGCTTTTTTACGCCTGGAGAAAAGTATGCCGACCATCGAAACCCGCGGGGTGCGTAACAAAAACCCCGGCAACATCGACTACAACCCGGCCAACCAGTGGCAGGGCCAGCTCAAGCCAGACCCTGCGATCGAGAAGCGGTTTGCCAGGTTCGACAGCCCGGAGAACGGTATCCGCGCCCTGGGCAAGCTGCTGCTGACGTACCAGCGAAAACATGGGCTGAAGACCGTGAAGGCAATCATCAACCGGTGGGCACCGTCGGTAGAGAACGACACCGCCGCGTACGTGCGCGCGGTTGAAGCCAACACCGGTACCCGTACTGGCGCCGAGATCGACCTGGGCCAGCCGCCAGTGATGACTGGCTTCGTCAAGGCGATCATTCATCACGAGAACGCAGGGTACGCGTACCCCGACGCGGTTGTGGCGGAAGGCGTGCGGCGGGCGCTGGCATGACGCCGGTGCAGAAGCTGGTGGGCCTGGCGGTGCTGGTACTGGCGTTGATGGTTGGCGCTGCGGGGGTGACCTGGCAGGTACAGGACTGGCGGATGGGCAAGAAGCTGGCCGAACAGGCCGGTCTGCATCAGCATGATCTCGCCAGGATCAGCCTGGTCGCCGCCGACCAGGCCCGTGCCGAGCAGGACAAGCGCCTAGCCACCGAGCAACAGCTCGCGATCCAGGATCAACAACACACCAAGGAATTATCCGATGCCCAACGTACCCAGGCTGCTCTGCGCGATCGCCTTGCCACTGCTGATGTGCGGCTGTCAGTCCTTATCGACGCAGCGGATTCAGCCAGTGGCTGCAACGTGCCTACCGCCGCCGACGCCGTCGGCGTGGTTCATGCAACCCGTCGAGCCCAACTTGACCCAGCGCATGCTCAAAGAATTCTCGCCATCACCGGTGATGGGGACCAAGGATTGATCGCTTTGCGAGCGTGCCAAGCGTATGTGCGAGGCATATCGGGCGATCGGACAGGAGGACCAATTAATGGATCGCGGATGCCAATGGAGTGATATCTGCATTAAATTTTGAAATTTCCTGCACCCAAAACCTACGGTATTTAGTTTGGTCAGGGGGAATAGGCGCTTGCATGGACCAAGAAGCGTCAGCATTTAGAGCGGCGCGGTAGGCCTGCCATTCTTTCGCTTCCGCCATATCACGAGCGCTTTCCTTGTCGTCAAACCAGCCCAATATATAGACCTCGCCCAGATCTCTCCCATGCTCAACCAGCAGATAGATGTCTTTCATAAAATGTATCCGTTGCAATATGCGCCCCCGACGCGGGGCACCTATCAACGCTATCGGCGACGTCCGAAATATATTTAGACCTACTGGTCAGCTATTGCTATGACGATCATGTGTTGATCAGACCGACTTGATTTCAAGCTTTCCATCAGCTGGTAAGATAACCCCGGGACCCTTGTTCCGCACATTGCCCACGGTCGGGTCGACCTTGAACCACTCGAATAACTCGGACGGCTCGCCCTGGTGCAGTACCATCTGTTCGGCGCGCTCCTTGGGCGTGGCCGGGTCCAGCCATTCACGCGCCAGTTCGGGGTTCAGTACCACGGGCCGACGGTCGTGGATGTCCACCATGCCGCCGGCACTGTCCGCAGTAATGATCACGAAGCCGTCATGCTCACCTGCGCCTTCGTCAGCGTTGGGCAACTGGCCGATAGCTGCGCAGTAGATCGGCGCCCGGTCGAGCCGCCGGATCAGGTAGGGCTGCTTCTTCGGTCTACCCTCATCGACCCATTCAAACCAGTTATTGATCGGTGTGATTGCTCGGTGCGGCCAGATTGCACGGAAGAAAGGGCCGTGCGCCACCTTCTCGACACGGGCGTTGATCGGCGTGGCGCGGTCCTTGGCCCAGTGCGGTCGCCATCCCCAGCGCACTGGATCAGCAAGTAGCAATTCGCCCTGTACATGGAGCAGGGCGACCTGGGTGGTGGGGGCGACGTTGTATCGCTCCAGGGGCAGCTCGCCAACTGAGTTGACCATGGCGTTCGGCATGCCCAGGGCCGCGACGAAGTCATGAATGCCGCTGTACTGTGAAAGGCGTCCGCACATGACTGTCTCCGCTCGTCGGGCTTGATGAACAGCCGCGCGCCGGCCGATCTCTAAAGCGTAGACACCGGAGTCGGAGATTCGTCATGACAACCGATATACAGCAGGTCAACGAGATGGAAGCGTGGCACGCGCTGCTGAACGATTCGGAGTTTGAAGCCGGCTCACCAGAATATCGTTATGAAACGCGCCTGGCCCTTGCTGACAATATGCTTGAGCGCAGGGTGATTGATTGCGCTGAATGGCGAGAGCTGGTCGAGGAGGCCGTTGCTGGTTATGCGGGCGACGTCGGCTGAGTGCCAGCTGTACTGACAAAGCCGTTACCTGCGCAGTTGCTGCAATCCTCGCGCTGTCCGAATCGGTCCAGGCAGGCATCGCACTTGGTGAACTGGGCAGAGAGGAGTAGGGGGCGGGCCTTTCGATAGCTCTCAAAATCGCGGCATTCCAAGGCAACCTGTGCGCAATCTACCAGCGCACGATAGGTGTCGGTATCGCAGATGACTGGGTAGACCTGCCCATAGATAAATTGCGCCGTCTGCACCAGATCGTATAGCTCACCAGATGGCGCTGTAAGCACCAACCCATTTATCGGCCAAGTCTGGTTGTCGTTGCGGAAAACCAAAAGCAGGTCATTCTTATCGCGAAATACCTTTCCATCAAACCCATCAGCACCTGGGCCGATGGCTGAGTAATAAGTGTTGCTTCGGATGTAACCGACGCACTCCGCCGTCCCTCGTTGAATGACGTCATAGTAGCCGCCATACGTGTACCCAGCGGGCGTCGTGACCAGCTCTTCAACGGCATGCCAGTAAGCCGCGTCGGCCAGCTCATCCATCTCAAATTGTTCCATCTCATCAATTACCCCTGCCTCCAACATGTCACGAGTCTCCCACCGGCACATCGTCCGATGAGCCTCCGGGTTACCCATCCGGGACGCGTTGTCGTCGAGGATTCTCCGCCATTTGGCGAGCCATTCCTTTTTGAGTTCTGTAGGGAGCATGTGAGTGACTGCTTATTTTTACTGTATGTGTATACAGTAGTCGAGGTTTGTCACTGATGCGATTCGAGGCGACGAGCTGTAAGGCATCACTCTGGCGACATCAACACCGCCAATGTGAGCTTGATGAATTCCTCATTGTGACTGAGGGTGTCCAGTGCGCCGCGTACATTCGCAGCAACCTCAGCGGAGCCGCGCTGCTCCACCCAGTTTGATAACTCCATGATCGATGCTTCGAGTGCCAGCTGATTTTCATAGAGCTTGGAAACCACAGAGGGGAGTAGGTCTGAATTCGGCAT